TCATCATCAAGTAGTGGAGTTACAGCAGCAAATTCAGAACTATCATAGTTTCTGTATCCTGCTACGTTCTTTGCCTTTAACTTGAAGTTTGCACCTTGCCAGAAATCGAATGGATCGATTGCTTCCTCATCTTCAAACTCAGGTTGCATTGCTGCAGTAAGTTTGTCAAAGATCTTCTTACCGAACTTATATAAGAATACTTTACCTTCGTTCTCAGGATTTGCGGGATCCTTTACAACGTAGATATTACTAATGTAAGTTAACTTACGTTTCTGCTTTCTAGCAGTTTCTTTACCTGCATCAGTTCCATTGTTCCATAATTCTGAATTGTATTCAGATACTGGATCTTTCTGTCCTAATGTGGTTAAAGAGTTTTCGATATACCAACCACCAGGACCTTGGAAGGCATGGGAGTATAGTTTTACGAATGGGAGATCCTCCTTGTCAGGGGGTGGAAGGAAACGTATAACAGCGTAGCCATTTCCGCTTTTGTCTACGTCTAGTTTCCATAAACGGTCATCTCCTGTTGCACCGTTATTGTTCATTTTCTCAACTTCTTTAACTAACTTTGCAGTTAAAGAGCCTAATTTAGATTGCTTTTTAAGATTAGCAAACGACATAATTGGATACCTCGGATTAATTGGATTCGTTGGATGTTTGGATTATAGCAGATAAACTATTAAAAGTCAATTGATGTTTTGTTTCAATGTCTGAATAGTTTCATTCATGGAACTAAACAAAATCTGCATATCAGTACCAGGCGGGAAACCCATACTTGAAATGGATTTCTGTAATGTTTGTGTCATTTTTTTTGCCTCTGGCGAATCTGAAAGAGATAGTCTAGTATACATGACTTTCTGCTTTTCTAATAATGTAACTAGTTTGTCAATATGTTCAACTTTATCTTCACGGGACATAAATGGATAACCAAATGCACGAGAGTACACTTGTTCTTGTAACTTGTTGATTTCGACAAGTTCTTTTTTAACTATTTCAGAATCAAAAAAATTACTCATCTACTAAATCCCTCAGAATTTTTTTATAGTTGAATACATTAATATTTAGGAAAGGTAGATATTTCCTTATCTTCAAACTGACGGATTCCCACACTGGATCTTGTAATTTTGTATCAAAGTTTTTTACGAAAGAGAATATTTTTTCCAGTATTGTAAGTGTCTCTAATGATATTTCTCCACCCAGATACTTTTTGAGAACTATTGGATGTCCTTTCGAGCAATTGAATACTTCTTCTAATTTTTTTTCCGACAGCAATTCCGTTGATTGTTCTTTGAACAAGTAAGTCAAACTCTGCTGTCGTTTCATCCAGTCTGCGTACGTTTTTTCTCCAGAATTTATTATTTCTCCAATCCATAAATTTTGAGGTGTGTCGGCAGTTACAAAGTTTGCAAGTAAAAAATCTGTAATTTCTTGATCAGAATATTTCCTAGAAGTCTTTTCAAACCAATACTTATCTTTCCTTTTATTAAAGGATGTCATAGTTGCTCTTGATTTCCCTCCATACGTAAAAAAATCATATTTACGGTTAGTAAAATGATTTTTCATGGAAAGATATGTTTGATAAGTCTCAAAGGGTGTCACTTTCGTCTTCATCATTTTCTTCAGTATCTAGTTCAGTTATAGAGTCAACAGGAACCTCTGCCTCACCAATTCTATACCAGTGTTGAGGAATTCCTATACTATCTTTTCTAACACCTAGATATTCTAAATCAGGATAAGTATGTTCACGCATAATTGCTTGTAAGCGATAGTGCATTAACTCAGATTTAGAAGGCATTATAAGGGTAGTTTTGCTCTTGATGTAGGTTTCATAAAGTTAAGACGGGTTGCGTCCCACTTAAGTCTTTCTTTCAAAGGTTTTGAAATAAGTCTTGTTATTGATTCTACCTCAAGTCCATTAATTTCGCAATAGTAGCAAATAGCATCAATATAATTGAATTCTTCCTCTGCTACGATCTTTTCAATCTCCATAGCAAATTTCTGAGGAGTCAAAAATTTACTCTCAATTGCTTTTTCTAGTTCTTTATTTGGTTCCATAGAGGTCAAGTTTATCCCCAACAAATTTTCTAATATACTTGGTGAGGAGTTTGATGTACTTTCTTTTGTCATACTCTTCATAGACGACGCATTCTCCATTTTCACATGCCATGATAATTACAAGTTTCTTAACAGTTATTCCTGTTAATTCATAGAGCATACAACCGTATGCCATTGCTTGGACGAAATAATGTTCGATCCATTCTTTGGGTTTAGGTTTCTTAGATGTTTTAAAATCTATTATAGATAACTCTCCATCGTATTCTGCAATACAATCGACTGTCCCTGCAATACCTAATTCTCTACTATATAGGGAACCTTCCAGACAGTAAATATTATCTATTTTGTTTAATTTTCCCTTTGATATTTTAAAGAGAAAATCTGATATAGGTGGAACTTTAGGTAGTTCTTCATCATTTTTTAGATAATGTTCTGTAAGAGTGTGCATATCAGTTCCACGGGTTGTAGCCGCTTTTGTGATACGATCTGCCTCTTCATCTCCTACCTTTTTTCTCCAATTAACAAAGATATCTTTATTAAAATGACTAGTAACTGAAGTAATAGAAACAAGTTTAATTAACTCATCTTCTTCTGGAACTGAATAATAACGAACTCCATCTATAGTCTCCCTACTTAGTTTAGGAAGTTCCAAATCAATATGCTTAAACATTACATACCTAACTCAAGTTTTGCAACAAGATACTCTTTTACTAGTCCAGAACGTATTATATCATCTAAACCAAATTCAATAATATCTACTGAAGGCATTGATGTTAATATTTTCATAAAATCAACAATACCATTTCTATCATTGGTTTTAGTGAGATCTGATTGAGTGGCATCGCCACAGAACATAATCTTACTATTATCCCCAACTCTTGTCATTATACTATCTAATTCGTGAAAATTCAAGTTTTGAAATTCATCAACTATAACAATTGAATTATCAAGAGTTGTTCCTCTAATAAAAGAAGTTGACCAAAACTTTATAGTTCCTTGTGCTTTTAGATTGCCATATAGCATTTCAAAGTCTGCATCAGATGGCATCTGAAACATATATTTTACCATATGTTTGTATGGGATTTGATATATGTCTGCTTTATCTTCATGATCGCCAGGTAAGAATCCAATCTCTCTTGTAGAAACTAGGGATCTTACAAGATATATTGTTTCGTAAGGTGTATCATCACTCAATACATCTCTGAGTGCATTATAAAGAGTAATAAATGTTTTTCCTGTTCCTGCTACACCATACGCAATCAAATGCTTTCCTTGTGCATAAGAATCAAACAATTGTGTCTGATGCTCAGTTAAAGGGTTCACCTCTGTTAGATAGTGTGTATTTAAAGGTTTTTTTCTTTTCATTTGCTTGGTAGTTAGTCCTACACCGATTGGTTGCTCTGCTTTCTTTTTACGTGCCATTTATAATGTTTTCACCCCAGAACCTGGTGCCTTTTGTGCTTTTCGTAGAACATCGTTCCAGCCAGGTTTGGATTTTCTTAATTTATCTTTCCACTCGCCAACTTCACCAACACCTGGTGCGTTATCTGGAGTGTAGTATCTTTCCCAATCGGGATTATCAATCTTCCACTGATCCCAGTCGTGGACGCTCATTACAACGTCTTTCTGTTCACCAGTCTTTGTGTTTACAACGGGATATGTAGCCATAATTATTAAGTGTTATAAAATTATTTAGTTAGAAGGATGAGAGAGTCCAGTTGCTTCGGGATCAATATATTTCGCACGAGTCAATCCAGACTCATTTTTTCCTAATCCATATCCCCAAACAGTTTCTTCAGTGATTGTAGCACCCTTTTCAAGATTTTGTCTAGTTTTCATATCATTAAGTATCTTTATCAATTTATCTCTTTCTAATAAAACCTCATCCTCATAAGAAGATATTATATCCATACACCATTTTTCTACAGTTTTTTCAAATGACATATCTTCTCTAAACTCAACATAACCTTTAGTTGTTGTAGGTCTAGGTAACTGTATTATAGTTTGAGATTTTACAATAAAAGTATTATCTTCAGTTTTTTCTGTAAGTGTATAATTAAGTTCTACACTAGAAACCATTCTAGGAAGATAAGCATGATCTTCAAGTTTACACTTTATTAAATACCATTTAAATTCCATTTTAACTCCACTCTAGAGATTCTGATACTGTAGGGAACTGTTCAATAAAAACCTTCCGACATGCATTAGCAATATCCATATGTTCTTTTTGTGTTCCGTGTGCTGAACGTAAATTTATATAGTGTATCCACGAACGACAAGAACCTGTCATATAGATTCTTGTAGGTGTGCACAAAGGTAGTACCATTCTAGCACATTCTTTTGCAACTCCACTATCTAGCATCTGATTATATAATGAAAAAGCAGAACTAAACAAAGTGTTCATTTGTTTTTCTAATTTTTCAACAACTGCAGGATCTAAATCATCTATTGAATTTTGACGATTCTTACTATCTTGTCTTCTTAATTCTGGTAATTCTATAGTTTCTAAAAGTTTAGCATCAGCATATCTTTGAGAAAACTCTTGAAATGTAAAACTACGATGTCTTAATATCTGTGCTGCAATTGCACGAGTAGTTTCTATTTCAAGTGTCATTGTAGATTGTTCAAAAACAGACCAATGTTGATGTTTAATACAATATTTCAACAATCCTGCAAATTTTTCATTATCCTGATTTGAAGGATTAGACACTCTAGCAATATATGCCATGGTTTTCTCTGCATCAGGTGTAATGCTTACTAATTTTACGTTCATTTACCAAATCCTTTTGAATTGTTTTTTTCTGCTAAGAGAACTTCTTCTTTAAGAACTTTTAGTTGATCCTTTATCTCTTTGAGTTTTTCATCACTATATAAATGATCTTGTTTTAGTAATCTTTCAAGTAACTTTATTAATCTTTTTGCTCTAGTCTGGGTAGCCATCGTCATCCTCTAATATTTCATCGTAATCTCCAAAGAGAAATCCATCTACATTAGCTGCTTCTTTATATGCTTCAACATCAGAGTAAACCTCTGCTTTAAGTGCATCAACTGCTAATTCTAATGTACGAACAATGTCCTTTAACTTTCCACGATCCATAGATAAAATTTCATTTCACTCAGTATAGCATAAAAAAAGAAGGGGATCAACCCCTTCGTTTTATTTTCCATATAGAAACTGAACTTCAGCATTTATGATTGTAAGAAATACGGCAGATGCTACCAAAATTTCTAAAACTTCAATCATTTAACACTTGTAAGTTCTTTTTCTACTCTTACACCACGGTAAGTTAGATCGACCTTGTTAGTCTGCTGTGTTCTGTTTCTGTCGGTATCATACTTGATACCTCTGTATGTGACTTGTGCCATCGGTTTTCTCCTGTAAGTAGTAGGGATTTTTGCCCCGTTCCTTCAGTCGGCATTTGCGTCTCCCGTAGGAGATGAACGAACCCGTTCCGTGTCGGCTTACTTGCGTCTTATGGTTCAAAATTGCATTCTTCTTCTACTTTAGTTTTAAAGTAGTTTAATAAATCTAACTTTGATTGTTCATCAAGATATTGATCTTGTCGAACTTCTGAAGCTAGATCTTTCCACCCATTACACTTAATAGTCCAATGAACTGGTTCGTGGTTAGCGAGTAGAAATGATAGAAAAATGTCCATAAGATGAACGTATGTTAGAATACTAACACATGTACAGTATATAGTCAAGTAATAGTGTAACTTCTGTTACATTTTTATAAAATCTTTAGAGTTCAAAATTTTGGCGGGAATTTTTTTCGACTATTTTGGTAAATAAAAGTCAATTTTGGTTTTGCCCTTCACTTTTGAAATACTTTTTAATAACTTCAACTTGATCTTCATACTTAGCAATCATATTAAGTTCCTCTTCGATTGCCTCTACGATATTAGAGTGCTCTCCAATTCCTACAGGATTAGATAAGTATACTTCAACATTTGCTACGTGCTTTTGGATATCTCCTTGTGCATGTGCTAGAAGTGCTTTGATTAGTTGATTCCTCATTTAAATTTTGGTACTACTGTATTTAGGTTTACTTCTTCTTTTTTGATTGAGGACTTTTGTATCCCCATACTTTAGGACTAATAGTTCCTTTACCCCAATTAATTTCCTTTAATTCTTTCTTGAACTTATCATAGTACATATCAAATAATGCAGTACGACTACCTCTTGTTAGATCAAAACAAACTTTATCATCAACATGATACTTTACTATAAAGGCATCATTAGGGTATTCTGTTTTTGACACCTCTTCCATAGTGCCATTGTCTACTAAAATTTCACAACCATAAACATCTTTTGATGTTTGTTTTTCATTTGAAGACCAGTTTTGTTTTACTTCTGGTTTTTTCGTTGCTTTTTTAGCGGGTTTTTTTAATTCTGTTTTAGTTTCTTTCTCTGCCATAATAAAAAAATTTCAGTTAAGAACGATTTCCCCATCTAATATCTGGGTATGCTTCAGCAATAATCTCTTTAGTCAATTTATACTTAGTTTGTAACTTCTTATCTTTTGTTAGAACTACAATCTCTGCCTCCAGTGGATGCAATCCTTGAAGGATGTTAATAAACATAGTCTCTTTACGAAGAGCACTGAGAGAATCATTACCACCTTTAACGAAGTTGTAGAATCTTTTGAACTCTGCTCTTATAGATGATCTTCCTTGATCTTGAGATCCTAAAGACCTAGTTCCCAACTCTCCCATCTTATCAACAGCATCGCGAATCTTTTCGCTTAGAGTTCCACTAAAAGAATCCTGCTCATCTACAGCAGCATATGGAACATCGCCTGGTGGCAGTGTGGATATTACAGTTTCATCAAAATTCCAAATGAAGATAGTCTTCAGAGCATTGTCTTCAAATTTTCTTAATGCTTCAATCTTTCTTGCCTTTGTTTTCTGTGCTACAACAACATCAAGAATCTCAAATAAAAATGGATTTACTGGGAGATCTGGAATAGGAGCTGCTTTTGTTGTTTTTCTAGTCGTCTTCTTCGGTTTCGTTGTTGTCATAATTTTCAAAGTTAAATGCAATTACCTCATCGGGAACCAAA